CCAAGCAAAACCTCTATCCCAACCCAAAGGGTATGTGTCAAAAATCGGTGATAATCAGGTATACTTATTGGTCATTTATTTTATTTGTGTCCGGATTTTATTAAATAACACTGATGATAACCCCGCTGCTGGGCAAAAGTATTATTTAGTAGTTTTCTAGATATAAGATATATAAATGGCTAGCTATTTAGACTAACTCACCATTAACTCTGCGTACCCAAGTATCAACATCTTTGATGTTAGCATAATGGATTCTGGTGTAGGATCGTCTACCGACAATTTTCATAGCTGTGCGACTTTTCGTGAACTTTTCTGCGATCTGGTCTAATTTTGCGATCAATGATGAATCGATTAAACGATTTCTGATGTATACTGGGGTTCTGGTATCGCAAAGGTTGTTAACCAGATGACTGCTTGTAACATTCTTATAGCCTAAGATGTTCACGCGAGTACGGAGATAGGGAGAGTCCATAACTGTTTCCTCAACCATTTTCCTGAGGCGACCCGCGTTCAAGATTGGACCATCTATTCTTACCACTTTAGCACTAAAGGGCGCATCAGTTACGAGTTTCTCTTTTAGTTTTTGATTAAGGATACGGTTTATTTCGCTTGCCATTATAGGGATACTTTTTCTTACCTGGAATACGTTAGACAACCAGCCTGTTTGTATATCATCCTCAGCAGACGCACACAGTTGAAGGACATTTTTGAGACCTAAACCGCCCATACTAATGGGAGCAAAGTACCATGCTACCCAATTAGTACGACAATTTACGACTCCTTTAGTCCATCTTCTGAGTGTGTCGTTAACTAAGAATGAATATATTAGATAGATAATTACGTGAGGCGAGCCACCTTCCAAACACGCTCTCGTTTTAGCTTCCAGGAATATCAGATCGTCAGGGAGACTGTCAACTGCACCTTCATTGTGATTGTCCAATTTTATGATTGCTTTCATGGATCCGGATAACCTACGTCCGTTGTAGATGAAATTATGAAGGAATACTGACAAGTACCGGGATTGGAATGTCTTATCAAAAGAGATCTCTAAACCGAAGCTTTTATACACTCTATCGACTTCTGAAATTATTGACTTGACACCATCGTTGTAGGCATTCATTGGAATTTTAAAGCACGCGAGCCCGTCATCAATGAAAGTTGCTAGCTTGGCGCCGTGAGTGATATGTTTGTTTTTCCTTAGCTGATGTATGGCAAAACCCATAACTGTAGCATGATATGCAGTGTTGAACTTACCTGAGAAACCTTCTAAATCTGCATTAGGTTTTTGGAATATGTGCATGATGGATTTCTTTGCATAGATTATTCTGCCTTTCGTGTGTACGTTGTGTGCATGCTCAATGTAAGCTTTTCCGAACAAATCAGCATTCACCTTATCGAAAATCTTATGAATGTTA